CGATGGCTCCTATCCGATCCGGTCCGCCAAAGACGTTGCGAACGCCGTGAGGGACTGCTGCCGAAGCGGCGAGAAGGCAGACGTCAAGGCCCACATCATTGCGCGCGCCAAGGCGATCGGCGCTGAGAGCGCGCTGCCCGACGACTGGACAGAAACGGCCGATAAAGCAGCCGCTGTCTCCGGTCCGCTGGGCGCAGCGCATGCGCCCGACGCGCTCGCCAAGGCTGCCGCGGTCCTGACCCGCGCCGCGCTCAAACTCGAGCGCGCAGCCGAGGAGAACGTAAGGCTGCGCAAGACGCTTGAGGATCTGACGCCTGCGCTCACGGACATGAAGAAGCGCATCGCGGCGCTCGAAGCCCAGCCACTGCCAGCTAAGGCTGCGCTGCGCTCTGTAACCAAGACGGGCGACGGCGCCGAAGAAGCCCTGGTCAGCGCCGACGACGCCGTCCGACGCCTGGCTTCGCTGCCAGCTCATGAGCGCGCGCTCGCGCTCACCAAGCTCAGTCTCGCCAACCCCGCGCCGCCGCGGTTCTGAAACGCCGCCGCCTAGCTACCCTCAACGTTCAATCGTCGCACTTTGAAGTCCTGACATCCCGCCACCGCGTGGTTTGGAATGGACCGAAGGATCGCTGACGCCGCGGCGTCTTGCGAGGCGGCGGTCGAGGCTCAACGGGCCATCGCCTCGCTAACGGCGGCGATTGGTCGACCGCTCGAAGCTTCGGCCGCCGCGGTTTTCACCGCACCGGCGCCGGCTCGGGGGCGCATCGTCGCCAATACGGGTTTTAGAGGCCGCAATCCAACTCTCGCCGCTCTCACGGAGACTCCTATGACTTCCCTCAAGTCCATCTTCGCGCTCGCCGCGGTCTGCGGCGCGCTCGCCGGGTGCACTTCCGCCGGCCAGCTCACGCCCACTGCATCGGCCGCGATCAACACCGCCTACAACGACGTATGCAACGCGTTGCCAGCGCTCGGTCCGGCCTCCGCGACGATGAACGCCGACGCCAAAAATGCTTACGCCCAGGCGCAGACGATTTGCGCCGCGGGCGCGCCGGGCAACGCGGTCGCCGCCGGCGTCGATATTCTGGCGATCGAGAATGCGCTTCTCCCCTACTTCAAGAAGGCGACGGCACTCGCGTCAAATCAGGAGGTCGCCAAGCTGCGTGCGAAGTTCGCGACCCTCAATCTCCGCAATCTCAGGTTTGGCGAGTGATCGCGATCTCAGGCCCGGGACACGCCGACCCATTGTGGGAGCGCTGTCTCTTGCCGCCCTTTGCGTCGCGGTGATTGAGCACGATCGAGTCGCGCTCGAAAGGCTCAGGATCCAGGGCCACTACCCTTAGCAGCCCTATCGGCGCGTGATCGCGTCCGCCTTCCACCCCCACTTGTCTCGTTAACCCCTATCCGCGCCAAAGGACTGATCTCATGAACATCGCGCTGACGACCCAGGAGACGCTGGGTCTGATGAAAGACTCGCTCGCCAAGAACGTTACTATCTCGACCGGCCTGACGGCCTACGACCTGCAGGCCCCGGCGAAGAACCTCTACCCGACGATCACGCCGCTTAGAAATTCGCTGCCCCGCGTCGCTCGCCTCAATCCCGGCGATGCAGCGCATTGGCGTTCGATCTTCGCCACGGTCGGTTCGGGCTTCGATGCGATGGGCTGGGTTCCGGAAGGCCAACGTTCGGCGAGCATGTCTTATTCCGCCACCTCCATCACGCTCCCTTACGTGACGCTTGGCGAGGAAGACACGGTGACCTTTGAAGCGGAGGCTGCCGCCCAGGGCTTCGAAGACATCAACGCCACCGCCACCTTGCGCATCCTGCAGAAAACCATGCGCAAGGAAGAGACGGCGCTGCTTGGCGGCAACACATCGCTTGCGCTCGGTAAACCCGGCACGCCGACGCTCAGCGCCTCGGGTACGGGCGGAACGCTGCCGGCCGGGACTTATTCGGTCATCGTGGTCGCCTTGACATTTGAAGGTTACCGCAATTCGACGCTCGCCGGCGTCGCGACGACAATGACGATCACCGGCAACGACGGCAACACATACACGTTGAGCGGCGGCTCCTCTCTACGCAGCACCAACGCGACGCAGGCTGTAACAGCCGGCCAGACGCTGTTTGCGATCGCGCCGCTCGTCAACGGCGCCGTCGCCTATGCATGGTATGTGGGCGCCGCCGGCTCCGAGACGCTGCAGGCGATCACCACGATCAATAGCGCCTCCTTCAACACGCCGCTTACGACCGGCCAGCAGGCGGCCACCGTCGTCACCGCTGACAATTCTCGCAACCAGGGGGTAGCGTTCGACGGGTTGCTGACGGACGGCTTCAACACCAACACCAGCTCCTATGTGCAGGCATTGCCATCCGGCACGGCGGGGACCGGCACATTTCTCACGCCCTCGGGGCGAGGCTCGATCGTCGAAATCGACAACATGCTGATGCAGATGTGGAACCTCTATCGGCTGTCGCCGACGGTGATCTACGTCAACGCGCAGGAGCAGAAGAACATCACGGCGAAGTGCCTGACCAACAGCTCTGGGCCGCTCGTTCGCTACAATGTCGACGCCTCTCAATCGGCGCCTTACGAGTTCACCGCCTCAGGCGTCGTGCGCTGGTATTACAATCCGTTCACTGGCGTCGAGATCCCAATGCCTGTGCATCCGGATCTGCCGCCGGGCACAATCCTGGGGTACTGCGAACGGCTGCCGGCGTGGTATCAATCGAACGAGACGCCCAATGTCGCGGAGGTCCTGACGCGTCGCGATTATTATCGCGTCGATTGGCCGGTTCGCACTCGTCGCCGCGAGTTTGGCGTCTACACCGAAGAGGTCTTGGCCATATACGCCTCATTCGGTATCGGCATCCTCACCAACATCGGCAACGGCTGACGCTTAGCCCCGCCAAGCGCGTCGGCGCGGGCGAAGGACACCCGCGCGCTCGTTTCGTTTTTCGCACCGTCTTAGCGAGCGTTGCATGTCGCCATTCGATCTGACCAATCTCGCGGCCTTGAAGGCCTGGCTCGGATTGCCGCCCGCGCCGGGCCCGAACGACGCGACGCTCACGGCGCTTGTCACGGCGGCGAGCCGTTCGATCTACGCGGCGCTGAGCCGCCCGAGCCTGCTGCCGTTTTCCTATACCGAAACGATTGATCTTGCGACCGATCGCGTCACACTCAGGCACTGGCCGGTGCTGCAGGTGACGTCAGTGACGTGGCGCGGGATTGCCGTTCCGCGCGATGAAAACGCCGATCTGGAGGCGTCTGTCGGCTATGCCCTTGAGCCCGGTGACGGGGTTCCGCCGGGCCGACCGCAGGCGCTCGATTTATTTGGCCATCAATACCGGTCGGGACGGCAGAGCCTCGTCGTATCCTACAGCGCCGGATATGCGCTTCAAAACGAGGCGCAAGCCGTTCCCGCCGCTGCTCCCCTCCAGCTCTCTGCGTTTTCGCCTTATGGACCGTGGGGATCAGATCTCGGCGTGACTTACACCGCGACCGGCGCGCCACTGACGGCGGTTTCAGCCTCGCCAGGCGCTGGGCAATATGCGGTCAGCGCCGGGACCTATGGCTTCTCTGCGGCCGACGCCGGCCAATCGGTGTCCATCTCTTACGGCTATGTGCCGCAGGATATCGCGCAGGCGGCCCTTGAATTGGCGGCTGAGCGTTTTCGCGCGGCCGACCACATCGGGCTCAAATCGAAGTCGATAGGCGGTCAGGAAACAATCGCTTACGACACGAGCGCAATGTCGGCGCCGATCCAAGCGATGCTGCAACCCTATAAGCGCGTCATCCTCTGATGTTCGCGCTCGGGGTCCGGGGTCTCGACGAAACAAGCGCGCGGTTCGATGCCTATCCGGCCGCATTGCAAGCCGCGCTCGGCGCCAAGGCGACCGAACTCGCAGCGGCGCTCGCCGATCTGGTCAAAAACAACAAGCTTTCCGGCGCCGTGTTGAACACGGGCTCCGGCGCCCTCCGGGACTCAATTGCGACCAACGTCACTGCGGATGCGGACGGCGTCTTCGCTTCGGTCGGCTCCGAAGGAGACGTGAAATATGCGGCGATTCAAGAGTACGGCGGCAAGACGAGCGCACACGAGATTCTGCCCTCGAAGGGCGACGTGCTCGCCTTCGTCGCCGGCGATGGTCAGCATTTCGCGCGCCGGGTCGAGCATCCCGGCTCGCTGATCCCCGAGCGATCGTATTTGCGCTCGGCGCTCGCGGACATGAAAGACGAGATCCTCGCGGCGCTCGCCGACGCCGCAGCCGAGGCATGGGAGAGCGCATGACCCGCGAAGCGGCCTTCTCCGCGCTGTTCGCCGCCGTTTCCTCGGCCTATCCGTGGGGCCTCGCGTCACGGCGGATGAAGCTGTGGAGCGAAGTTCCCGCCGCGCTGCGCCCGGCGTTCTTCCAGTTCGAATCGGGGCCGGAAACCTATCAATGGGGCTCGCCCGCGACGCCGAAGCGGACGCTGGAGGCCAAGCTCTTCCTTTATTTTGACGCCCGCGACCCGACGACGCCAGGCGCAACTGCGATCAACAACGCTCTCGACGCGATCGACGCGGCGCTTGCGCCTGCGACCTCCAACATCGGCCTCGGCCGCCAAACCCTCGGCGGCGCAGTATACGACTGCAAGATCACGGGCGTGCCGGTGCGAGACACAGGCGACCTCGACGGCGACGGTCTCGCGGTGGTCGCTGTGCGGCTGGTGGAACCGTGAAGGCGCTCCGTCCCTCGCCTCGCTGAACCTTCCTAGGAAACGCGCTGCGCCTTGCTGACGGCAGCGGCGCGATTCTCATACTGCCCCCATAACGGAGTTCACCTTCATGTTCGTATTCGGCTCGGGCGTGCTGATCGGCACGCAATTGAACACTGGCGCTACCCCACCCACCCCGATCAACTTCGGTCTGGTCCAGAAGGTCAGCGTCGATACGTCGGTCAGCGTCAAGGAACTATACGGCCAGTTTGCGTTCCCGGTCGCCGTCGGATCCGGCACGCGCAAGGTTACTTGCAAGGCGACTTTGGCGCGGTTCAGCGGCCAGGCTATCGGGCGCCTGTTCTACAACCAGGTTCCCCAGGTGGGCGCCGTTACCTCGGCCTTCGCCGAAGTGCATAGCGTCCCCGGGACCGGCCCGTTCACGATCACCGTCAGCAATGCAACACATTTTGTGGCTGACCAGGGTGTCACTTACGCCGCGAACGGCCTGCCGCTCATCGCTGTCGCTTCTGCTCCGGCGACCGGCCAGTACGCGGTCAACGCCGCGACTGGCGTCTACACTTTCGCCTCTGGCGATAGTAGCGCCGGTGTCTTGATCTCCTACAACTACACGAACTCGTCGCAGGGAGAGTCGCTTGTTATTGGAAACCCGCTGATCGGTCCGACCTCGACATTCTCGGCCTTGCTATTCGCGACTGACCCGACGAATAACCTCCAGTTCTCGGTGACGCTCAACCAGTGCGTCGCCAGCAAGTTCTCGTTCGACACCAATATCGAGGACTTCGCCAAGCCGGACTTCGAGTTCCAGGCGTTCGCCAACGCCGCCGGTCAGGTCATGACCTTCAACTTCGGAGACGCGGCGTGAGTGAGGATGTGTTCGCCATATCCCTTGGCGGAAAGACTTGGTCGGTTCCGCATCTTCCGTTTCGTGCGATCAAAGCCATTCAGCCGGCGCTGTTCGACGTCTATCTCGCGGCCGGCGGCTCTTCGATGTCGGGCGAGTCCGTCGCGCGTCTCAACGAGGCCCAGCTCGATCGCCTCGCTGAAGCGACCTGGCGGGCGGTCTCATTCGTCGAGCCTGAGCTCTCCTTCACAAAGTTTCTCGAGCTCGCGTTCTCGGTGAGCGAATTGATCCAGGCCTTTCCGTCAGTGGCCAAGGCGGTCGGGCTTCAGCCGGGCAAAATTGAGGACCAAGCCTCTCCTGCGCCCGCGACGCATGAGGCGTCGCAAGACTTGGGAAAGTCGATTTCGACGCCCTGATCGCTCAGGTCGTCGCCAACACCGGCTGGAGCTGGGATCAAGCGCTCGACCAGCTGACCATGCCGCGTCTCCTTGCGCTACGAGCTGAGTGGCGTCGCAACCCGCCTGTTCACTGGCTTGTCGCCGCTGCGCTCAAGTATCGCGCGCCCGACGACGTCCCATCACCGCGCCAGCCGACGATTGCAGAATTAAAGGCCGCCTTTCCAAACGGCGCACTTTGACGAGCTCACGTAAGTTCAAGGATCAGCGATGGCCGACGCAAATGTCTCCGTCAGCTTCAGCGCTTCGATCAACGATTTCGTATCGGGGGTCGGTCAGGCGAAAGACGCTCTTCAAAGCTTTTCGGCACCGTTCGGGGAAATCAACGCACAATTGTCGTCTCTGGCCACCGCGTCATCCCAAGCGTTCAACCCAAGCCGCTTGCAGCCCTATCGTGACGCACTTGACGCGACGAGAGGCCTCCAGCAATCCTTCGCCGCCGATGCAGGCCGCGCCGCAGCGGCGTTGCGAGCCGGCGACGACTCCACATACGCCGATGCGGTTCGGGCGGCGCAACTCGCGGCGTCGGAGGAGGTTAGACTCCTTGCGGACGGGTTGAAGCAGAAGCTCGCCCTCTACGCCGAGGAGGCTCGCTTCTACGAAATCACTCAGCAGGAAAAACTCGAGCTGTCTCAGCAGGCGATCAGTCAGGAATACGCCGCCGAACTCGGGGCGCTGCAAAGGCAAGATGCTCTCGGCGAGCAATCCCTTGCCTCAAAGCAGCGTGCCGATGACATGCTCATCGAAGCGACGCGCCGGCGCGACGACCAGATGGCGACCTTGACCCGTTCGGCGTTGCAGGAGCAGGAGCGCGACTATCAAGCGTTCGGCAGTTCTATCGGGCAGGCGTTCAATTCCCAATTGCGCGGACTGCTGACTGGGACGACCACATGGCACACCGCCTTTAAGAACGCGCTCGAGGACTTGCTGATCAAATTCATCGAGTGGTGCGAAACGTCGGTCGCGCACTATGTTTTGGCGGAGGCGATGAAGACGTCCGCGACCACAGCCGGCGTCGCCGCACGCACGAGCGTGGAACAGGGCGGCGCCGCGGCCTCGTTGGGCGCACAGGGCGCGTCGATGGTCCGATCAATCCTCTCCTCCGCCGCGGAGACATTCGCCGGCGTGTTCGGATTTCTGGCGCCCCTCATGGGGCCGCTCGCAATCGGCCCCGCCGCGGCGGCCCAGGCCACGGTCGCCGGCATGGCCGGTGCAGTCGCGTCCGCCGATATCGGCATGTGGCAGGTGCCGAGAGACCAGTTGGCGCTAATTCACCAGAACGAGCTCATAATGCCCGCTGGGCCTGCTGGCGCATTGCGCGATATGCTGACGAACACTCCGAACGGCGGTGGCGCGGGCGGCGGCAGTGTCGCCATCCACCCGACGACCCATTTCCATGTCAACGCAATGGATGGCGCGTCAGTGTCGTCGTGGATGCGCTCCAACGGTCCCGGCATGGCGAAGGCGCTCGATCAGGCGGTGCGGCACGGCGCGGCGCTCGGACTTAAACGGCTCAATGGACGCTAATGACATTTCCGACTGTCACCGGCGTCCATCTGCTGCCGTCGACGGGCGAGTTCGCCTACGACACGATCTCGGCGGTGGGATTTCAGCGGGGATCGACCGGTCTCAACAACGCGACGATCCTGAATTTCTTCAGTAGTTCTCCCGGCTCGCCAACCGACTATACGAACGCGATCAACCAATTCCAGGCTGACTATCCCGAATGCACAACGGTCAGCCTGGTCATCGCGTGGTTCTTCAACTCGGAGGACGCATCGAGTTGCAACGTCTATCCGTCGACGAACTTCATCCTCGGCGAGTTCGAGCAGTGGATGGGTGGGGCCTTCGCGCCGGTTAACTGGAGAGTTTCGGGGCTGACCGAGCAGGACTTCCCCGGCCTCATTCCGCTCCCTTCCCTGCCCGGCTCGAGCAATTTCGTCTATGGCGGCACGCCAAGCGATCCGAGCGTCGTCCGCTGTATCCGCGATCTCAAGAGCCGCGGACTCAAGGTCGTCTTCCATCCGTTCCTCCTTGGGACGAGCACCGGATTCCCTTGGCGCGGCCGGATCACCTCGCCGGGCGATCTCACGCAGACGGCGACAAACGACGTCGCGACCTTCATGGGCAACGCCACGGTCGATGATTTCATTGGGGACCAGGCCAACCTGACAGTCGGATATTCCGGCTTTCTGTTCGATTGGACGTTCCGCCGGATGATCTTGCACTATGCGAACCTATGCATCGTCGCCGGCGGTGTGAATCTCTTCGTAATCGGATCGGAGCTTCGCGGCCTCGAGATCCTGCGCGGTCCGGGCTGGACGAAGCCGGGCACGGTAGATGGCTCGGGAAACGCGGTCTGGGACTATCCCATGGTCGCCCAACTCAACCGGCTCGCCAATGATGTCCGGGCGACATTCGACGGCGCTGGATTCACAAAAAACTTTACCACTCTGGAAAACCTGATCACCTATTCGGCCGACTGGTCGAGCTGGATGGGCTGGCAGCACGTGGGGGCAAACGGGCAGTGGCCACATCTCGATCAGTTGTGGGCCAACCCGAACATCGATTTCGTAAGCTTCGACAACTACATGCCCTTGTCCGACTGGACGACCGGATCCGGCGGTCTCGACGCGACGAACTGGCGCGATCCGACATTTGCTGGGACATGGCCGCCTGGGCCAACGAATCTCAACGGGCTTGGTTTGAGCGGACCGCCAACGATCTACTCGATCCCTTATCTCAAGGGCAACATTGAGGGCGGACAATATTTCGATTGGTTTTATAGTGATAGCACCAATCAAGGTCGGGGCCTAGACCCAAATGGCACTGATTTGCAAGTATCATTGCCGGAAGGCGACCGTCTAGCGCAGACACGCAACCCCTATTTCCCCAATCAGGAAATCCTTGCCAACAAGCAATTACGCTGGTGGTGGAACAATCTTCACCAAGCAGTTTATGACACTGGGGATGGCTTCGTTCCACAGGGACCACGGACCGAATGGACGCCGAACTCGAAATCGATCATTACGCTCGAATATGGCTTTGCCGCCTGCGATAGGGCGACCAACCAGCCGAACGTATTCTTCGACCCGAAGTCGACCGAGAGCTTCACCGCCTATTGGTCGATTTGGGATCCGGGCAACGAGCTTGGTTACCTGCCACGCCGCGACGACACTATTCAGGCGCTCGCGCTCGAGGCCATTTACGAATATTGGAACCTCGATGGGAACAATGAGATCGTCGGCAGCTTGCCGATGCTCAACTGGAATTTCTGTTGCGTCTGGAACACCGACGCGCGGCCGTTCCCGACCTTCCCGACCCTCAATACCGCCTGGGGCGACGCTGGGAACTGGGCGCAGGGGCTGTGGATCGGAACCACACGCGCCGTGCTGCCGCCGCCCGAGCCCACCCCGCCGCCGACGCCTCCGCCCTTCGCGACGTTCCCGACCATCGCGACACTGAGCATTTCGGCTCACATCAAGCCGAAATTCAGCATCCTGCTTGCGCAGCGTGTGAGTGGCCGGGAGACGCGGACTCAGCAGAACGCGAATCCATACTTCGACATCGAGCTGACATACGAGGTGCTCCGGTCCGCCGCCGCGTTCGCCGAGTTGCAGGCAATCGCCGGGTTCTTCGCCCAGATGAGCGGCCAGGACGAGCCGTTTTGGATCGAGCCGCCGGGCCTATCCGCGGTCACTGGCCAGGTGATCGGGACCGGCGATGGACTGGCGACGGTTTTCCCACTCGTCGCTTCGATCGGATCCTATACCGGCCCAGTCTATGGGACGTCGGCCGTCGCAGCGGTCTACATGAATGGACTCGCGCAGCAGTCGGGATGGACGGTCTCAAGCGGATATCTACCGGCGATCACATTCACATCGGCACCGGCCGCGGCCGCCGCGATCACAGCTGACTTCGGCATTCTCTGGCTTTGCCGCTTCGCCGAAGATGTACAGGACTTCGAGGAGTTCATGACGATGCTCTGGACGCTGCGGACGGTTCGGTTGATAACGGTCAGGCCGTGAGATGACGGCGCCGCCGTCGTTCCCGACGCTCGCCGGCCTCGGCTGGAGCATGCACAAAAAGCCGGTCTTTTCGACACTGGTCGCGAGCCACGCGTCAGGCCGAGAGGTTCGCGACGCTCTCTATCAGAACCCGATCTGGCACTTCGAGCTGACCTTCGACGCCTTGTCATCGTCGCCAACTGCGTATCCGGGACTTGGCGCAAATTCGATGCAGGCCTTGATGGGATTCTTCCTGCAGATGCAAGGGCAATTTGGGACCTTTCTCTACACCGATCCGACCGATAGCGCGGCCACGAACGTGACCTTCGCCAGCGGCGACGGTGTGACGACGACCTTCACTCTGTCGCGCTTCATGGGCGCGTTCCTCGAGCCGGTTGGCTGGGTCACCAGCGTCTCGAATGTTTCTTTGAACAGCGTCAATCAACCGTCCGGCTGGGACCTGTCGACGCCTAACTCCCTCGTGTTCGCGTCCGCGCCCGGCTCAGGCGTGCCGATTGCCGCGACCTTTGCGTACGCCTTTCAATGTCGGTTCGATTCCGACGACCAGGATTTCGAGGAATTCATGTCGAACCTGTGGCAAGCCGACAGTATCAAATTCAAATCGGTAAGGACGGCGTGATGCTCTGGGTCACGCTGTCGAGACTTGCGCGCGAACCTGTCGAACTCGATGCGCATCCGTCGCCGAAGTCCTGCCTCTGCCCGCCCATGGCCTACGCCGAACTAGGCGCGGGCGGCACTCTCGACGCGGGCGTGGGACAATGCCGCTGACTTGGGTGAAGTCACCAAACTTCACACAGTCCACAATCGACAGATTGCGCCGCTCGATAGCAATTCGCGCAGCCTGAAGCAAAGGCGCTCTGATGGTTGTCGCCGACGCCCTCTGCCTTCTGGCCGGCGCACCGCGATGAATTTTCCTATAGCAGGCCTCTGGAAATTGTTCTGGTCATGAAACAGACCACCACCGCCGTCGTCAGCCTCATCAACGCGGTCCGGGCCGCGCCCGACGCGCCAATCGCCTTCGCCGAGTGCTTCACCTTCACTACCGCCACCGGCGCTCAATACACTTGGACAAACGTTGATTATGACGTGCGTTTCAATGGATTCATATTCCTCGCCAACGGCCCGCTTGTTTCCGGGCTGAAATACAAGGGATCCGTTGGCCTTGAAGTCGACAAGCAACAGATCACCATCGCCGCGCGTCCAACAGACGTCATCAACGGAGCGCCTTTTCTCATTGCGCTGCGAGACGGGGCCTTTGACGGCGCTCCGGTCTACCGTGACCGGGTATTTCTTACCGGCCCGATGGGCTCTGTGGTGGGCGGCGTACGCATGTTTCAAGGCCGCGTCTCCACGGTCGACAACGTAGGGCGCACGCAAGCGACAGTGACGGTCGCGAGCGATCTCGTAATCCTCGACTACGACATGCCGAAGAACCTGTTTTCGCCCACCTGCTTGCACGTGCTCTACGACGCCGGCTGCGGCATCATTCGGGGAACTTTTTCGCTCGACGGAGCGGTCGGCGCCGGGTCCAACTCGAACACAATCAACTTCTCAGGCGCGCGCGCCGGCGACGTGCAAGGCTCGCTCGTCTTCACTTCAGGCGCGAACGCCAACGTACGCGCGACGGTAAGAAGCGTCAACGTCAGGACATCCTACTCGCTGATGTATCCCCTACCGTTCGCGCCGACTGAAGGTGACACATTCAACGTGGCCTTCGGCTGCGATCACACCCAGGCGACATGCCAGGGCAAGTTCAACAACCTCATCAACTTCCGCGGCTTCCCGTACGTCCCCCCGCCGCAACTGGCATACTGAACCGCGAGTGACGATGAAAGCCGAACGCTTTTTTGATGGCCAGCCGACTTTCGCCCTCATTCTTGATGAGCCGATGACGCGGCAATCCATTTTCGAGCGTGTGGTTCGCCATTACCGCAAGCAGCACCGCCGTTGCCCGGTGGAGGGGCGGTGCTTCTACCGCTTCGGCGGGAACATGTGTTTCGCCGGCCCGCTGATCGATGACACCCACTACAACCCGGACATGGAGGGATATCGCGTCCGCGATCTCCTTAAGGTCTTCGCGATGCCGACCTGGTTCCACGACAACATCGACTTCATCGAGGAATTACAGAAGATTCATGACATGGAGACAAACTGGCCTGTTGGCCGCATGGACATGATCCTCGGGCTGTTCGCCGCCGAGCGCGGACTGACGCTCCCGAGTGCCTGACGCTTCCGCGATGGCCCGCGCGGCGGTGGTCGCCGAAGCGCGATCGTGGATCGGGACGCCCTATCATCATGCCGCAGACGTGAAGGGGCACGGTGTTGATTGTGCGATGTTCCTCGTCAGGGTCTATTGCGACCTTGGCCTGATTGAGCGGTTCGATCCGCGCCCCTACACGCGCGACTGGTTCTTGCACCGTAGCGAGGAGCGTTATCTGAGCTTCCTGCTCGCGCGCTCGCATGAGGTTCGCTCGCCGAGCCTTGGGGATATCGTTCTTTTTCGCGTCGGGAGATGCTTCGCGCACGCGGGAATCGTGAGCCGGACCGAGCCGCTAAGTATCATCCACGCATTCTCGAATTCGGGATGCGTGGTCGAGGATATAGTCGAGAGCAACTCGGAACTGTCGAGCCGGATCAAGAGCGCAAAATTCGCAAGCTATTGGGGCTGAGTCATGGGCCACGACATGAATCCGCGGATCGCCCCCGATCTCGCCGAACACATTTCGACTCTGTCGCGGTGGACGAAATTTGAGTGGGCGCGATTAGCGACGGTCGCCCGTGCGTGCGAAAGGCTGTGGGGTGGGAGACTCAAAGGCCCGCCGAGGCCGCTAAAGCGTCGGGGGCGATAGTGGGCTTTCTCCGGCGCAACAACAATGCGAAGCCAGACTATACCGCGCTCCAGATTCAAACGTCGACGTCCATTCTTCCGATCCCGATCGTTTGGGGGCGGAATAAGATCTCGCCGAACCTTATCTGGTACGAAAATTTCAGAGCCGTTCCTGGTGGCAGCGGCAAAGGCATAGGCGGCAAGGGCGGGGCGTTTGGGGCTGGCGCGAGCGCAGTGGATTATACCTACACGGCCGATCTCATCATGGCGCTATGCGAGGGTCCGATCGCCGGTGTTGGCCTAATCTGGAAAGACCTGTCGATCTATGTGCCGCTCGAGATTGGCCTCGGCATCTTCAACGGCACGACGCCGCAAGAGGTATGGCCGTATCTCGCGGCGATCTATCCATTCAATGCGCTCGCCTACCAGGGGACGGCGATCGCTTGGGGAGCTGGATACAATCTCGCCGATTCAGCCGCGATCGGCAACCACAATTTCGAGATCATAGGGATTCTTGCCGGGAGCGGCGCCAACGGCATTGACGCCGACCCGGCGCTGGTCATCCAGGACTTCCTGACGAACGCGCAATATGGCGCGGGCTTCAATCCAGCCAGCATCGACGCCGGCTCGCTGTTCACGAATCCAGATTCATTTCAGGCCTACTGCCGCTCTATGGGCTATGCGTTCTCGCCGGCCGTGGTGAGCCAGGAACAGGCGTCGAGCATCCTCACTCGATGGCTGCAAATCTTCTCGACGGCCGCCGTATGGAGCGGCGGTCTCCTGAAGTTCATCCCTTACGCCGACACGGCGATATCCGTTGGGCAGGAACAGACCTTCAGCACGCAGTTATCGGTTCCGGTTCCGATCCCAGTGTCCTCTGGTGTGTCACTCCCGGCGCTGGTGACGGTCGCGCCGCCCAACGCCTTCGTGTCCGACGGCGGCGTCGTTTACGCTTTTTCCAACATCCCATTCGCCTTCATCGGCGACCAGATACCTAGCGCTGCCGGGACTTACGGCATGGCGGTCCCGGGCCAATATATCTTTGGGCCCGCTGACGAGGGCAAGCCGGTCGTCATCACGTACACCGCCGGTGCCGCTGGCAA